CGAGACAGTTACAAACCTATCACCGGACGGAGTTGTACTTTTCAGTGCATCACACTCAAACAACATCAACGCCGATATGTTTAGGAACTTGATTCGAAACTCAGCAGGCACAGCTAACCCAGGACTCTCACGAGACGCTATCGTGACAGCACGAAAGGATGCAAAGACTTACAAGGATCCAAACGGAACTGTACGTCCATGTGACCTCAATACGCTTATCGTTACACCTACAAACGAAGACTTGGCAGAACGCCTACTCTTCTCAAGTGGTGTACAAGGAACTCCAAACGTGGATATCAACCCATTGAAAGGTAAGGTATCAAAATTGATGGTATGGGAGCGACTTGAAGTAAGCGGACAAGGTACGGACACAAGTAAGTACTGGTTCATGGCAGACTCAGCAAAGGTAGGAAAGAGCCTTCAAGGTATCTTTGCTCAAAAGCCTATGATGCATGACGCAACAAATGTGCATGACTCATTGAACTGGGAGTACCCAGTTGATGCATATTACACACTTGGAATTGGTTTCCCCCGATTTATTTTTGGAGCTACTGGGGTCAACTAAAGGTAGTGTGTGATTATCAGCTAACAGCTAAAATCTATGTCTATTGATCTTACAAAACTAGCGTCACAAGGGAGAGCCTTTAGTGGTGCTCGTCCATGGTCAGAAGAAGAGCAGGAAGCACTCAAAGTGTTGGTAGAGGGAGGAATCTCTCGTCCATTCGCAGCGGATTATATCCGTAACGGCATTACGACAGTTGAGGATGTTGAGAAAGCCGAAAAGAAAGGCATCGCAATAAAATCAGTTGAAGTGATGACAGAAGAAGCGGTGGAAAAAACACAGAAGGAGAACGCAGATACTCTTGACGGCAAGAAAAGCTCAAAGAAATAAACTATGAAATATCTCATCACAGGAATTGTATCTGTTGTGGTAAGCGTAGGACTCTTCTTGAGTTTTATGCCACAAGCGACAACGAGTACCCTCGGCGCAGTAACAGAACGTACAACGATTTCGAATCCTTGGACATTCGCAAGTAACGTAACATTATCGACGAGCAACACTGCAACATCTACATTACAAGTAGGATGTATTCAGACAACGGCGACATCAACAGCAACTCCTGTTTCCATAACATTTGCTACAGCACAAATTGCAACTACCACTTCAAGTGGTACAGCAGCGAATGGTTTGGTCGCGTGGAGATACGGTTCTTGTCCGATATAACGACTGATCTTACTCAGACCCCTCGGGGGTTTGGGATAAGTTCGGTTAGATTACAAAAATAACTTATAAAACATGGCAGGAATAAATGGATCATACGAAGCAGGAACGTACCGGACAGTGGTTGCACTCAACGCAGTTACCGCCACAGCAACGTCAGAGGACATTGTTATTGCAGGAGCAAAGAAAGTGACCCTGTACATGACACGAGCAGCCCATTCATCAGGTTCAAGTGCATTTAGTGTAGATGTATCAGCAAACGGAACAACCTACATTGATTACAATAAACTGATTACAAATGTAACTAACACAAACGCGCAAGACGTAGTACGCGCGGCATCTGTGTTACTAGAAGCGAACGGATCAGAGATTGCCTCAATCGACCTTGTAAATGACGCAGTGTACTCAATAAAAGTCACAGTCACAGAGACAACGGATGGAACGCACTCATGTAGCCTCGTAATTGAATATTAAAAATGACACCAACAATCAGACACAGGCATAATACGGTTATCCTAGACAATGCTTCTCTGGTTACGAATGCGGTACAAAAGACATTCCTTACTGCAGATGTAGCCGCCGCAGGGGGGACTATCACAGTCAAGAACATATCTGGTTTTGCTATAAACCAATGCCTTTTGATTGGAGAGCTGGGCAACGAGAAGTCAGAAGTGATACTCACACATGCCTCAAGTGCGCCATCAGGCACAACAGTGACATTCGCAAGTAACACAGTGAAAGCGCACACAGCAGGTACGGTAATATATGTTATTCAGTACAACCAAGTGGAGATATCACATGCTACGACACTCGCTGGCTCTAAATCGGTATTGAGTATCACGGGGATACAAGCAGATACCATTCTACAGGTATACGAAGATGTATCTCAGACATCTGGTTATTATTTTGCACGGTATAAGGATACAGTTGATACTGCTTTTTCAGGATATTCAGACGGTGTGGTGTACAACGGTTATGCGTCAAACACAGTCGGATACATGATAGACAAGGCACTTCATCGCGTGGGCAAGACTCTCAGTAGTACGCTCACAAAAGACTTTTGTTACTCAGAACTAAACGAGGGTATTCGCTTTGCGCAAGGGAAGCAAAAGCATTGGCCTGAACACTATGTATATAACTACATCGGAGGACAAGCACAGAGAGGAATAAATGTACTCACTCTCCCTACAGATATCTACGATACGAGCTCAGGGCGATCTGTGATAGCTGTTCGAATAGGCGACGGGCGTAAACTACGGTATGTAGACCCTATTGAATACGAAGAGAGGATACGAGATGTGAAAAACACGCAGGTACTCGGGCAAGCGGTAGCAACCGACACCTCTCTCTCAGTGGATAACTCATATGACTTTAAAGACACAGGAAATGCGAACTTTTATATCGCAGGCACAAAGTATTCATTTACCTACACAGGTATAACGAGAGACGATCTCACGGGAGCAACGGGTGCATTTACTGGCATCCCTGCATCAGGCGACGGGGCAATCACAGTTACTATCCCCGTAGATACATATATCTGGCAAGACGAACAGGAAGGATACCCAGAGGTATACACGGTACGAAACGGTAACATTGATTTTTATTCCCTCGTAGACTCCACATATGACAATGCGAATATCTATCTTGACTACGCCATGGTCGTAACAGAGGTGGACTCAGATAACGATGTTGTTGATTTCGGACGGTATGACATGCTCCTCGACTACATCACATGGAAGATACGAGTGCAAGCAAAGAATGACGGCATATTGGATATGAACGACGGGTATTACCTCGCGTTTAAGGAGAAACTCAATAACGCTATCCGTACATCAGAGACAGGGATTGTTCATAAGATGAAACCGAAGATCAATAGTATGGGCAAGCAACCTTTCCGTGGGTCGGGGAGAGGGCTCTATAGCACAGACTTATAATGGAAGATTTGGGTCCACAATTTTATAGGGACTTCTCTTCAGGTCAAATCAATAACCTGAATATCACACTCAAACCAAAGAACTCGGTTGAGCTTATGTTCAATATGGACGCGGATTACGAGATAGGAAGTGCAACATCAAGACTCGGGACGGTACAGGTCGGGGCACAATTGGTAGCAAGTAAGAGTATCCTCGGGCTACACCAGCATGTAAACCCAACAACACCCGCAAGTAACCTGCTCTTTGCAGCACTGAATGTGGCAGGCGACACTACGGCAACAATAAAGAACGTAGCAAACGGTTCAGACGTAGTAACAGGGCTCACAGCGAGCACAAAGGTACGTTTCCTCACATATAACGGCTCAACACTCGCTATCAATGGCGTAGACGGTGAAAGAGCATGGAATGAGAGTGCGTGGATAACTACAGCAGGGGTATTTGACCTCGGAGACTACCCTGGAAGCAACACATGTAGCGTTGTAGAGGAATACCTAGACCGTATTTGGACAGCAGGAGACACCAGTAAACCACATAGGGTGCATTATTCTACTATTTTTGATGGGTCAGTCATCACATGGGACGGGAGCTATGTGGATATAGAACCAGAAGACGGAGGAGGTAAGATAACGGCACTGACAAAGGTACCTGGCTATCTCCTCGTGTTTAAGGAACGAAGTATGAAGCGATTGAGTACCGAGAATGCCAACCCAGAGAGCCTTGTGGATATTGGTACACCAAGTCAGGAGGCTGTCGTGCGCGGGGGTGGACTGGTAGCGTTCTATTCAGGAAGTAATGAGGACGCAAAGGGATTTTATATAACAAACGGAGGTCGTCCCGAATGTATCTCACAAGACGGGACACGACCTATCAAAAAGTGGGTGGATGCAATCACAAGCGATGTAGCAGTCGCAGGGTGGGCTACCGAGAAGGCATTTAATTGGTCAATCGGGGATGTAACTGTGGATGGAGAGAGCTTTACAAATATAGTGCTCAAATACAACAGGAAGCTCCGACAATGGACAGTGAGAAGCTATCCAACAGAGTTTAAGGTGTTCTCAAAATATATCACCAGTTCGATAAACGGTGTTGCGGGTGGGGATAACGACGGGAATGTTATGCACGTTGACGTACCTGCTACACACACAGACGCGCCAAGCGCAACAGCTATACCGTGGAAGTTGCGAACTAACAATGACACGTTCAACTATAACCAGACAAAAGAGATAACCGACAAGGTCGTTACCCGTGGTTCTAACATAAACGGCTCTGAAATAGCAGTGTTGATAGATGAGGACACAACAAATAGACGAACAATGCAACCACGAGGAATATTGGGGAAGATATTACAGTTCTTCAATATCTCAGACACGATACAAGGTACGACGCTCTCTGTGGAGGTAAAAGGGGAGACACATGGAGCGCGCGCGTATCTGAGAGAGATAGAGATAAGTAAGATAAAAATAAATAGGTCATATGGCGACGAGTAGAAAAATACAGTACAACATAGACGACCTGTTCGGTACAGAGACACTGTACGATATTGAACCAGCACCAGCAGGAAACAATAATTTCTCTCTAGGAGTATCCCCACAACAACTCACAGACGGGGAAATGCTCGGGAATACAATCGTTAAGGACGGATACCTACAGTCTGGTAACTTTGTTACTACAGTAACGGGATGGAAACTAACACCGAGCAGTGGTGAGTTTAACTTTGGCATATCTGTAGGATCGCTCACGGGCGGAACGATAACTTCGGAAAGTATTGTACTTGCAGCTGACGGCACAGGAGACGCAGTCATACGAGCAGGTAAGACAGATTTTGATAATACACAGGCAGGATTTATTTTAGGTATTGATGATTCAGATACAGACAAAGCCAAATTTTATATAGGTGATGCATCAGAGTATTTCAATTGGACGGGATCAGGTGTTGTGATCAAAGGAACAATAACAATTGACACTGGTTCAGGTATTGCAAATCTCACAGATGCAGGTGACCTTGCAACCCTTGATACAATAGCGAACGCTCAAATAGCAGACATTTCGCTAATGGAATTTACGCATGATATGACCTTCACTTCTACAGATGAGGACACAGTGTCATGGGATGCAGGGACAATCACTATGTCTAACGGTGATACGTATTCAATCTCAGCAGGAGACACAGGTGCTATGGCTAATATCACCTTTATATTCCTTGACACAGCCGTTTCTACTA